GGAGCTTATGGGTGATGTAGAGAAGGGTTATACATGGAAAGACTAACAGAAAGTTTTGCAAAACTTGGTATTGCTTTTAAAAAGTGTTTTACTAATGTATTTAAGAATTTTTGGATTGCAAAACAACTTACTAGAGGCAAACGAGAACTTGTAAATGAATTACTTGATTTTACAAATAAAGAAAATGAATTTTGTGCATTAACAGGTTACACCTTTAAAGATTTTATAAAACTGTTACATGATGGTAATATACAGATAAAATAAGAGTAAGAGTAATTAGGCCGCAAGGCTTTTTTTTTGAAAAGAAATTAAAGAATTTTATTAAAAACCCTTGATTTTTTTAGCGAAGTATTTTATAATTATATATAATAAATATTATATTTTTTTAATAAAGGAAGTTAAAAATGAAAACTGTTACGAGTGAAGAGTTACAAAAACATAAGAAGATATGCCCAGTGTGTAATAGCCCAAAGGCGAGTTTATATAATGGTGGCTTGATTGCAGGAGTTGCAGAAATAGTTGTTATGAATAGAATGATTGCTGATGGAATATATGTAACTTTAACACAGATAATGGAACATAGCAAGTATATGCACCAGTTAGTGGATGATAGTGATTTGGAGAATTGCATACAGAAATGGGGAGAACATTTATGTGATGAAAGCAATGCACTTACTAAAGTACAAGAACAAGTTGCTATTACAGAACTAAATGATTTTGTAGCTAAGAAAACAGTTAATGAAATGATTTGGCAAGAAGGTTTACCACTTGCAATGGGTAGACTTACTGGTGCTTTAAAAAATAATACTTTGAAACCACATGAGTTATGCAAGATAGTAGATACTATGATGAAGTGTGGTTTAGTTTTAAGTGATGAATTAAAAACAGGAAATAACAGAATTGTAATTGCAGAAGAAACAGAAAGAGCAAATGTAAGAAAACCACAAACATTAGGTAGTTTAGAAGATACCTTATTAGAAATTGAAGACTTTAATACTAAGAAAGTGAATGGAAAATAGTGTCTCTAGCGGAAAACTTACTGAACTTGTCAAAGGCTAAGAATGCGAATTTTTTAGAAACTAAAACAGAATCAACAGGACGGCATAGCAAACTACCAGAAGAGTTTGCTTTAAAACCGAGTGCATTGATAGCACGTGATACTATGAAGGCGTTACCGAAAGAAAAGCGTATTCAGTTAGCTTTAGCAAATCCAGTAATTTTCGGAGAATACTATATAAAACCGTATGTAAGGAAGTGGAATAGTTGGACTGCTGATCATCAATTCTTTATGTTAGAAGAATCAATGAAATATCGAGATATTGTTATACATGTCCCAGTTGAACATGCAAAAAGTACTTGGTTTAGCTTAGTAGTACCTCTTTGGCTTATGTGCAGAGATAGAAATACACAGGGAGCTATCATAAGTAATACAAGTAGGCAAGCAGAAGGCTTTCTTGCAGCCATCAAATGGCATATTGAGTATAATGACATATTTAGAGAAGATTTTGGAGATTACGTTTTACCTAATAAGAAAGAAGCGAAATGGACGGATAGTCAAATCTTTGTTGTAAGAGACGCAGAAGAACAATCGAAAGATCCAACGATACTAGCAATAGGTACTGGAGGTGCTTTGTTAGGTGCAAGATTGGATTGGGTTATTGCTGACGACATCTTAGACCTTAAAAATAGCCAAACTGAAATAATGAGAGACAAAGTTGAAAGTTGGTGGGATGAGATAGTTGATAGTCGTGTTGTGGATGGTGGGAGAAGAATAGTTCTTGGTACCTTACAACACACTAAAGATTTACTATGCGTGCTTAGCGACCGAAAGAGTTATCATTATGTACACTTAGCTGCTTGGGATAAAGATACCAATGCTACTTTATGGCCAGACCAATGGCCGCTAAGGAGAGTAATGCAAAAGAAGGCAACCATTGGTACTTTGAAGTGGAATAAAGTAATGCAAAATGATAGAAGTGCAATTAGTGTAGGCATTCTTGATGATAAGTGGCTAAACTATTATGATAATCTACCTCCTACCAATAGATTAAAGGTGTACATTGGAGTTGATCCAGCAATAGCAGATGACAGGACTACTGCCGAAAGCAAAGCACAAGACAAATTTGGTCTTGTGGTTGTAGGCTATGATGGCATAAGAGCATACCTTCTTGAAGAGTATGAAGAATGGTTAACATTTCCTGAGCAACTGAAACTGATTGATGTGTTCAACTCTAAATGGTCACCTATCATGATAGGTATTGAAAGTGTTCAGTATCAAAAAGCACTTGCACAAGCTAGTTTGTTACTCAGTAGTTTACCACCAGTTCTTCCAATTCCTGTTGGTACACAGAGTAAAGCAACTAGGATTGAAGCATTTAGTGTTTATTGTGAAAATAAAGTTTTCTGGATTGGTCGGCATCATGAGCGTTTCATTGAAGAATGGCGTTCTTGGGAACCAGGCGGAAAAAGTCCAAACATTCTTGATGCAAGTGTTATTGCAATGATGTGCATCAAGAGTAGAGGTAATATAGAAGATATACAGCTTATACCGAATTCTATACAGCATGTTAGTTGGTAAAATGCTATTTTGAGCTATATTTTAATTTTCAGTCATCCTTTAGCGGTTATGCCGTAAATGAATTGAAAAATCTTTTTGAAAAAAGATCACCTATGTAGAATGAAGGTGAGAACCTTCATTCAATTTCTTAAAAGGAGAAGTGTATGAATAAGATTAGATTAATGTTTAAAGATGATTATTTAAGAAAACTCGCAATTGCAGATCATTTGAGTGAATGCAAAATGCTTTATAATAGATATAAATTAGCTGAAACTAAAGATAGAAAAGTGCAGTGTGAAAACTTATGGGATAAAGAACTAATGGATCTATTCATTTTGCTAACAGTTCACTTTTCAGGTCAGGGTGAACTGAAAGCAAAGCGAGTAGCTCGCTTTAAAGAAAAAATGGAAAACTAAGGAGAGGGACACATGCAAGCACTAGAAATATTTACTTATAAAGAGTGTGAAATACGTAAAATTGAAAAAGATGGTACTACTTGGTTTGTTGCAAAAGATATTTGCAAAATATTAGATATTCAAAATGTATCTCAAGCCTTACAAAGATTGGATATTTTCGATATATCCGATATATATATCGAAACCAATTCGGGTAGAGGTAGTAAACAAACATTAAAAACTGTAAATGAAAGTGGACTTTATAATTTAATATTTACATCTCAAAAAGAAGGTGCAAAGGAATTTAAACGATGGGTTACTTCAGAAGTACTTCCAAGCATTAGAAAAACTGGTCAGTATAAAATGCAAAGGTCTAATGATGAAATGTTTCAAAGTACTACAAAGTGTTTAGAAATTGCTGATAGTGCAAGTACATTAGTTGGAGAGAAGCTTTGTAAGGTATGGAGTGGAACGGGTGAGTGTAAATTACATCCAGATTTGCAAGTATTAATTGATGCTATTGCTCTTGCAAAAAGGCATATAAATTTTGTACATAATAGTCAAAAAGAATTATTCGAGAATTATGGTATGAAAGTTTTGAAAGGTGGTTGTACACATGAAAGATGAGATGCTTAATTTACATCAACAATTAATTTTAAAATATGACTATCTTCAAGAAGCAGTACAACTTATTCTAAATAATAAAGATAAAAATCCATATATAGGATTAGAAAAGTTGAATACTCATTTAAAGAAACAGGACTTGCTTTCTATAGCAGTTATTAAAGAATTTGAAAAATAAAAAAGCAATTATCCAAATGCATTTAGCTAATTATTTTTTTATAAAATTTTAAGCGATATACGTTCATTTAGCAAAAGAGCTACTCTGTACAAGTAGCTCTGCTATATTTTTTTTAGAAATGAGGAGACTAAGGTGGATGAGTGTAGAGAGAGTACTGTGGTACTTTTATAGTTTTTTAGCAGATACGTTTTCACGTAGTGCACTTATATATGTGATAATTGTAATGTTAACATTTATTATATTTATAAATGCACTAGATTTAATAGCATCATTTGCAGACTTTATATTAAACAGAAAGAAGGGTTGAACATATGTTATCTAGAGAAGATACAAAAAGGCATATTAAAAGAGTAAATGAGTTGATTGAAACTTTCATAGGAATTGGAGTTAATTCCTATACTTTTGAAATCTCTCAAGTAGCTATTAAAGAGTTATTTAAGAGAGGTAGAGAACACGATGCATCAAAATTAGAAGCTCCAGAACTTAAGATATTTGATAAGTATACAACTAAGTTAAAAAAATTAACTTATCAATCTGATGCATACAAGAGATGCTTAAGAGAAATGAAACCAGCCCTTCAACATCACTATAAACATAATAGGCATCATCCAGAACATTTTAATCATATTTCTGAAATGCATTGGGTAGATTTAGTTGAGATGTTCTGTGATTGGTTAGCTGCAAGTGAAAGACACGAAAACGGAGATGCTTCGAAATCAATTATTTTAAATGCAGATAGATTTCACTTTGGGTATATCGGAGTATGTATTCTTCATAATTCTCTAGCGGTAATGCGCCATCCAGAACTTGCACAACTTGTAAAAGGTACGCTTTGGGAACTATATGAACATCAAGATGATATTCCAGTAATATTTAAAGATACAAGGAGGTGAGAACTTGCCATATGAAATAGGTTGTATTGGTAGAGGTCAGAGTGAACTTTTTACACAACATTTAGCTACAGATGAGTATTTAAGTACTTTAACATGGCCTAGAGATCTTGATATTTATAACAAGATGAACCGTGCAGATGCACAAATCAAAGCTACTTTGTTGATGCTTGAATTACCTATACGTAGTACTAGATGGTACGTTAAACCAAAAGATTCATCTGAAAAAGCAAAAGAAATTGCTAACTTTATCAATGATTGTATCTTTACTGGACCACCAGAAGGATTGAATACTGCTTTTGAAGAATTTTTAAAGAATGTATGTACAATGTTTACATACGGTCATGCAGTATTTGAGAAAGTGTTTAAAGTTGGAGAAGATGGGTATTTAAAATGGCATAAATTTGCAATCAGACCACAACCAACAATTTATGATTGGTTGTATGACACTACAGGTGAACTAACTGCAATACAACAATATAACATATCACAAAATTGGAAAGTTGTTACGATTCCTAAAGAGAAATTATTAGTATTTACTCATGATAAGCAACAAGGAGATGTAAAAGGTATCAGTGTTTTAAGATCTGCGTATAAGCATTGGGCAATCAAAGACTTTTTATATAAAATATCGAACATCGGAATTGAAAGAAACTTTGTAGGTACACCAGTAATTAAACTTCCCGCAAATTATACTAATGCAGATTATCAACTTGCAAAAGAAATTGTAACGAATGTAAGAACGGGAGAGTATGCAGGAATTACTTTACCGGATGGTTTTGAACTTGAATTGTTTGAAAGTAAAAGAACAATGATGGATGTTATTCCATATATTAATTATCAAGATATTCAAATCAGTAGAAACATTCTTGCACAGTTTATGAATCTTGGTGGTAATCAAACTACAGGAAGTTATAGCTTATCAGAAAGTTTAAGTGATCTATATTTGATGATGTTAAATGCATCTGCTAAATATATTGCAAATACTTTTAATTCTCAAGCAATTCCAGAGCTTGTAAAAGCAAATTTTGCTAGTGATCTTTATCCAAAACTTTGCTATCAAAGATTAGGAGATGAAAGATTAATTGATGCAGTTAGATTATTGGTTGATGGTAAAGTAGTTGTACCAGATGAAGATTTAGAAGTGTGGGTTAGAGAAACTCTTGAACTTCCAGATAAGAATCCTAATAATGTATATGCTTACACAGATGTAGAATTAGAAGAAATCAATACAGCAAAAGCAGCAATGCAAGCTGAAAGAGAAGATGCAAACTTAGAGAAAGACAGAGAGTTACAGAAATTTGAAGCTTCTGCAAGAGTTAGTGCTTCAACTCCAGCACCAAATAGTAAAAATGATAAAGTAGTAGATGCGAAGAAGAAAGCACAAGAATCAAAAACGAACAAGGTATCTGGAGAAAAGAAAGAAGATAGTAAACAAAGAAATACAACAGCTCCAACGAGAGATGAAAAAATAGAACCAAGATCAGTTGAAAGAAAGAAAAGGGATGTAGAGAAGAGGTGATAAAGAAATGAAAAGAGTACAAGGGATTTATGTTAAGAGTCAAGCAGGAAGTTCATCTGCATCAATAACAAGACCAGATAATACCACTGCTTATGCTGCAGGAGATGTATTTGGTACAGATCCAGCAACAAATATTGAATTTACAAATATTTTACAAGAAGCTGGACAACATTTTTATATTGCTAGTGTAAAACTAGTATATAATGTAAATGCTGTTCCTGCTAATATGTCAACATTTACTTTGCACTTGTTCAATGCAGCTCCAACTGCTATTGCTGACAATGCTGCTTGGGCTTTGTTAAGTGCGGATAGTAGTAAGTATTTAGGAAGCATAGAAATAACATTACCAACTGATGAAGGTGAAGTTTTAGTAACATTTGAAGATAGTATAAATAAGAAAAGAAAACTTGCAAGTGAAAGTACAACAATTTATGGTCAACTTGTTACAGACGGTAATTTTACACCAACATCTGAAGCAGTGGTAACTATAACATTAGAGACAGTAGGTGCGTAATGTGCGTAGTATGAAACGTATTCTTTTAGGTTTTGAAGACAGCGGATCAGTACCAATTTTAGATGATTTAGGAATTGCTGATAGTTTACAACTGGGTTTTGCAAATATAAGATTATTAAATTCATATGAGGATTTTGCATATCTAATTTATCGACAAGATGATGCTGAAGAAGCTTATTTCTACTTTGAAGATGATGGTACGTTAGATACTAATGCAATACTCACTTGGTTAGATGGAAGTATAGGGAAAGTTAAGAAATGGGGAAATCAAGGAAATCCGAGTTATCCAGCCTATCAAGATGATCCAGACAAAATGCCGATCTGTGCCGCTAGTGGAAGTTGGTACGATGATGGAATATACTTTGATGGAGTAGATGACTTTTTAGAAATAGATATGTACGTAGCAATGCAGTTTACTTTACCAGAAGTTACTACTTACTTAAGTTTTAATGCATATGATACTAGTGGTTCATTGTTTGCAATCAATACAGGTAGTACGTCTGCATCACAGATGAATTTAGTTTTAAACTATGGATTGTCAACAATCTATTGCATTATGGCAGGTGGTATTAGACATGACACTCCAGTATCTGCAAACTTCAATGGAGGTTCAAATACTTCAATATTTGATTGGTCAAGCAATACAGTTACAATGAAGTGTAACTCATCAGTACTTGATGGAACTTATGCAGGTCCAGTATCTACAAGAGACACTATACATATTGCTTGCAGAGATGATGAAACCTCAGGAGAAGCTGCACTTTGTGAATGTAATATCAAGTCGTTATTACATTTTAATGAAACTTGTTACGACAAATATGATACGTTTGTATCCAATGGATTATAACGATTTAAAAATACCCTTTTATATAATTAATACGAAAAGGTAAAATAAAATCGATTATAACCAGGCTATATAAAAAGGAAATAGTTCCTCTAGCGGAAATGTGAAAGGTGGTGAATAGATGAAAATAAACGAATATTTTTACACAGTTGCATTAGATGAATTGGTAGAAGATCAAAATACTTCGAATATTGAAATCATGAGAACCGGCAAATGGAAGCATCCAGTATATGGAGACTTTGTAATTGATGGAAATACCTTATCCGAAATTTCCAAAAATTTTGAAGGTAACGTCAGAGGTGTGGATATTGCAATTGATCTTGAACATGGAGAAACTTCTCACAAAACAGAAGCTATGGGATGGGTTAAGCGTTTAAATAATACTGGTAAGAAATTACTTGCAGAAGTTGAATGGACTGAATCTGGTAAGAAAAAAGTTCAATCAAAGGCTTACAGATACTTTAGTCCAGAATTTAAGTTCAATTATGAAGATGCCGAATCAGGTAAAAAGTATACTAATGTTTTACTTGGTGGTAGTTTAACAAATAGACCTTTTATAAAAGGTATGGAAGCAGTTGTTTTAAGTGAAGAAGTTGCAACTAGAATGACTGGAGACAATGTCTTTACGGAAATTAAGAAGGAGGAATATCAAATGAATTCAAAGCTTTTAAATTCACTTAAGTTAAGTGAAAATGCTACTCAAGAAGAAATAGATGCGGCAATTAGTAAAATGCTTGAAAATTCAGTAAAACTTACTGAAGATTTAACAAAAGCACAAAAGGATGTAACAAAGCTTTCTGAAGATTTAAAAACTGAAAAAGCTGCTAAAGAAGGTATTGAAAAAATTAATGAAGGTTTATCTAAAAGACTTACAAACGTTGAAGTTAAATTGACAGAAAATGAATGGGATGCTTACGCTAGCAAAAAGTTATCCGAAGGCAAATTAACTAAGGCAATGGCTGAAAAGTTTAAAGATGCTTATATGAAAGATAAAGAAGGTACTGTAGCTTTAATGGAAACTCTTCCAGTAATGGTTGACTTAACTGAAAAAGGTTCTACTCAAGGTACTGGTGAAGCGGGAAAAGGCAATATTAAACTTTTTGAAGATGCAGTTGCTAAAGTTCAAAAAGAACAAAAATTAGGATACTTTGAAGCTTGTCAATCAATTGAAAGAAATAATCCAGAACTTTATAAATTAGCTGAAGCAGAAAGGAGAGGATTTTAATGGCAGGAATGGAAGGAATTATGCATAAAACTTGGAATGCTGCTGCAGATTTAAGTTCAGCGGGTCAGTATAGGTTTGTTAAACTAGCATCCGCTTCTACTATTAATTTAGCTGGAGCAGGAGAATCTGCAATAGGAATTCTTCAGAATGATCCTGCATCCGGAGCTGGAGCAAACGTGATGGTAATGGGAATTTCAAATGTAGTTTTAGGAGAAGATAGTGTAACTGTTGGTGCAAGGTTAAAAGCTGATGCAAGTGGAGATGCTGTTGCAACAACTACCGATACAGAAATTTATAATGCGATTGCGTTGGAAGCAGGAGATGATGGCGAGATAATTAGTTGCCTGATCTGTCCTGGTGGTCCAACAATTTCAGCTTAGAAAGGAGTGAAAAATAAATGAGACCTACACATACTCAAGTACATTATGATAGTATGTTACAAAACATATCTATTCAATATAGAAATTTCTTGTTCAAAGCGGATATGGTGTGCCCTATGGTACCTGTAGAAAAAGCTTCTGACAAATACTATATCTTTGATAAAGCAGAATGGTTTAGAGATACTGCAAAGAAAAGAGCACCTGGAACTGCTTCAGATAGACATGGATTTACTTTAAGTAATGATAACTATTTCTGTGAAGAATATACAGAAGCAACAACTCTAACAAATGAAGATAGAGCAAATGCAGATTCTATTTTGAATCTTGAAGCTGAAAAAGCAAGATTTGTAACTGAAAAAATCTTACTTAGGTATGAAATTGATGTTGCAGCACTTTGTACTACTAATACTAATTGGGGTACAAATTATTCAACTCCTACTTATGCGTGGGATGATTATGATAACAGTGATCCATTAATTGATATTGAAAATGCAAAAGATCAAATAGAAGGTAATACAGGACAACCTGTTAACAAAATGATTATTGCTTATGATGTTTGGAAAGCATTAAAACATCATCCAGCATTACTTGAAAGAATGCCTTCTACCGCTTTGAAATCTGCTTCAATAGACCTTCTTAGAAATTTAACTGAAATACAGGAAATTCATGTAGCTGGTGGTATTAAAAATACATCTGCTTCAGGTGCTACAGCTTCTTACTCAAGAATCTGGACTGAAGATGTATGGATGGGACATGTTGCAAGTGGTCCAGCTAAAGCGACTCCTACTGCTTTATATGGATTCGTATGGCCTTATTCTACTCAAGAAGATTCTTCAAAAATTGCTAATATGGGCAATAAAGGAATCAGGGGAATAAGAAGATGGAGAGATGAAAATATTCATTCAGATGTAATTGAAGGATACATGAACTATGATCTTAAGGTTGTTGGTACAGACTTAGGATATCTTTTAGAAAATGTTATCTAATCCAATGGGGTAATCTTCGGATTACCTTGTTGAGTTCCTCTAGCGGTAAAGTGTGGGGAAAATTAAAAGGAGATGATGTTATGGATAACTTTATAGGGTTCTTTAGAAAGGTTACAACTAAAACTTTAAAAGTTACAAAGAATTTGCAAATTGGAGATAAATCAGTGTATGCTGGAACTGGAAAAACATTCTATGTTGATTCCGGTGCTTCAGGAGCATCTGATTCTAATTCAGGTGCAAATTGGACGGCTGCATTAGCTACACTTGATGGAGCAATTAATAAGTGTACCGCTAATCAAGGTGACACAATAATTATTGCAGAAGGTCATTCAGAATCTTATACTACAACTGGAGCAAAAGCAACATTTGATGTTGCAGGAGTTAATGTTATAGGTTTAGGTTCTGGTTCAAATAGACCAACTTTTAGCTTTGGACATACTGGTGCAACTTTTACTATCAGTGCAGCAAATATTACAATTGAAAACTTGTTATTTGTTACTGCAGTAGATTCCGTAGTAACTTTTGCAACAATTAGTGGTAATGATTGTGCACTTATTAATTGTGAATCCAGAGATGTTACTGATAAAGAAGTCGTAACAGATTTTACCGTTACAGGAGATAGATTTACTGCATACAATCATTTCAAAAATGGTTATGTTGCAGGAAACGCAAATGATTGTGTATTTTCTTTGAATGGAGTAGATTCTGCACTTATTCAAGGTTGCATATTCTTAACAAAAGCTTTAACTTCTGTTATTGAATTTGTAACTGCTGCAAGTTCTGAAGTAGTTGTAGATCAATGTACTTTCTTAGTAAGTGGTACTACTGATCTTAGTAAGAATGTTGTAGATACAATAACTGGTTCTACTTGGATAGTTCAAAGAAGTTGGGATATAGGTGCGGGTGAAGAATTTAGTGGTGGTTCTGCAAAGGCAATGATTGCAAAAGCGCATGAAATGTTAGGTTGTTGCCCAAGTATTAATCATCCAAATTATTTAGCAGTAACTGCAGATTTAACTTCTGCTACATGGAACACTCAAGCAACTCATGAAGTGTTCACCGTAACTGGAGCAGTAAGAATGATTGTATGGATCGAAGTTACTGATGCTGTTACAGATACTGGAGATGCTGGAACACTGACATTTGGTATTGAATCAGATGCAGATGCTTGGATTGCTTCTTCCGATTCTGATGATCTAGCTGCAAATACTTTCTGGGCAGATGCAACTCCTGGAGATGTAAGTGGTAATTTTAGTTCATTAGTGTTAGATAAAGTAGTTATTGGTGAAGATGTTGGCTATGAAATTGGTGGAGAAGCACTAACTGGAGGTTCTATAACTTTCCATTGTGTATATCAACCATTAAATAGTACTGGTGCAGTTGCTGCAGGCGCTGGTGGAGTATTAGCATAATATAGTTAAAGGAGTGATCAAATGGCTTATTCAGTATTGGCGGATGTTCAATCTTTAATAAAATGGATCACTTTTGATGCTACTTCTAAAGTTACATCAACCGAAGTGACAAGTACTTTTATTGCTGAGGCTGATGCATATATAGATAGCAAGTTAGAAAGAATATATGCAGTACCAGTAACAGATGCAGATGATATAGAAATACTTAGATATATTTCTTGTAGAAAAGCTGCATGTGCTATTGCAAAGGTATTAATGTTGCAAGCATCAGGTCAATTTGTTGAAATTGTAAAATCATGGTGTGAAGATGCTGAAACCAAATTACAAGAGATTTTAGATGGTACAGTTACGTTACCTAATACCACGGAAGTTGATACTACAAGTGGCTTATATTCATACATGGCTCACGGAAATGGTGATAATGATTACGCGGAATCCGAGCCGATTTGGAAAAGGACGGAGGATCAGTGGTAGATGTTTAAAATTCAACTTATTGGTGCAAGTACAGTTCTGTCAGGTATTGCGAAGAAGTCCTTAAATTTTAAAAACTTCACGAATATCTTTACAGAAGTAACAAATGATTTTAGAAAAACAAATACAAGTATGTTTGCAAGTCAAGGTTCAACAGATGGAAGAAGCAAATGGGCACCATTATCTTCTTCCTATGCTGCTTGGAAAGCAAAAAACTATCCAGGAAAAGGCTTGCTTGTAATGACAGGTTCTTTAAAAAGTTCTTTAACTACAAGTGGTGGATATGCTGTTCAACAGCAAACAAATACAACGTTAAGCTTAGGAACTGCAGATCCAAAAGCTTCTTTTCATCAATTTGGATCTGGTAACGTTCCTGCAAGACCAATTTTAAGTCTTTCCACAGCACAAAAACAGCGTTGGATAAAGATTGCAGTAAAACATTTATTTAAATAAGGAGAGGAACATATGAATGCAGAATACGCTTTGAATAACGTTGCAGATATTCTAGAAACATACTTAGCAAATGAAATAGTTACTGTTGAAACTGAAGCAAGTGCAACTTATAGTGCTCCTTCTCCAGCACAATTCATTTATGGTCCATATGTTGAAAGTTTAATTGAAAACTTTCCAGCGTGGATTATACTTGGAGATAATTCAAGTAACAAAATAAACTCTCAAGGTTATCAAGTTAGAACTTTCAGGTACGATTGTGTTATCTGGGCAGTAGCGGATGATCTTGAAAAGGTTCATAGATATATTTTGAGATATGCTGATGCAACAGTTAGAATTCTAAGAAACGAAAACTATCTGTGGAATTACTTGTGTAATCCTCTAGCGGAAACTGCACGGTATTCTGATGCTTTTGAATCCGAAGTAGGATTAGCTCAAGGTGCATTAGTACAAGGCTCAATAGAAATTATTATTGCATAGAAAGGAGATGGAATTATGGCAACACCTTCAAAAATACACGTTGGTGCGGGTAACTTAGTTTTAAATCCAGATTCTGTACCTATTGATTTAGGTTTAACTTCAGAAGGTGGAGTTTTAAAGTATACAGGTGCCTTAGAACCTATTGAAACTGATCAGTATCTTGCTCCAGTAGGATATTATGTTCCTGGAGAAGAATGTTCTTTTGAAACAATGCTTTCAGAAGTTGGTGCTTCTAAATTGCAATATGCGTTGGGATATGGTTCAGTAACTCAACAAGCTGCAGGTGCAGGTCAAGTTGCATATGATAAGATTTCATTTGGTGGAAATACTGTACTTACAGATTATGTACTGGAATACAGAGCACCAAAAAGAACTAACAGAAGTCTTTATATTAGAATAAGATTACATAAAGTTAATATGTCTCCAGAATTAGAAATTTCTTTCTTAAAAGATGGAACAACTGGGTTCAAACTTATTGCAAAAGCAGTATGTGATGTAACTCAAAGTGCTGGAGAGCAACTTGGATATTACCTTGAAGAAACTGCTGCTGCTACTGATGGTTCACCAGCAACTCTTGCTGTAAGTACTTTTGTACCTGCAGATGCTGCTTCTGATATTGCAATTAATACAACAATAGTAGTGACCTTCAATAGAGATATTCATCCAGATAGCAT